GAACGTCTTGCACATCGTGAGCGGAAAAAATCAAAGTATATGAAGGTGTTTGATAAGGTGTTTGAGTCGGCTCGGCCACTTTCACGCCGGTAACAGGGGTTCAAATCCCCTTGGGGACGCCAAAGATTCCACATGGTTACGGTCTCCGTAGCCGTTAGTTAAGTCGGGAGTGTACCCCGGCTGTGTATTCCGAACCCCCGAAGTTGGCGCTTTGGGGGTTCTTCTTTTGGGCGGGCAAAACGTCACCAGCCGGGCCTCTGCCGTCGAAAATTTCCAGTCCCTTGCGAAGCTCTTCAAGGTCGATACCGTGGGACCGGAGATAGGTTTCCGTCTGGACGGGGTGCTTGTGGCGCAACACCCGCTGAATGAAGCTCACCTTGTAGCCGGCCCGGTAGAGGATCACGGCCGAAAGGTGCCGGATCGCGTGGAAGTCGAACTTCTCCACGCCGGCCCTGGCGCACAGCCGCCCCAGAAAGTGCTGGCGGGATATGAACGCCTCTCCCGGCCGATGATTCGGGGAAGGCGTGTCGTCAAGCTGCGTAAAGACCCACTCGGTCTTGTAGGGCCGCTCCCGACTCCATGTTTCCAGGGCGCTTTGCAACTCCCTGGTCATGGGAAGCCACGTCACCGACTGGCCCTTGCCGCCGGTCTTCTCGGTCACAAGGCGGACCTTGCCGCCGTCCATGTCCACGTCGGACCAGCGAAGCCGGAAGACCTCGCCCTTGCGTGCGGCCAAATGCAGGACCGCCAGAAGCATCGTCCGATCCTGCCCCTTGGCCATGTCGAAGGCTTTCCAGAAGTCCGTTTCACTCGGAACACGCCGGGGGGCGCGCTGCTCGGGGTAGCGTTTCACCGCCTCGAAGGGGTTTGCCCTTTCCGGGAAACCGCGCTCCGACAGGAAGGCTTGTCCCCAGGTCCAGGCGTTCATAAGCACCTTCCTGTCCCGGTTCGAGGCGTAGCCGCTCCGGGTATCGTTCTGGCGCTGTAAGTAGGTCCTGGTGAAGTTTGCAGTGTAGTCCGAAAGCGGCACATCCTTGGCATATTCGAGAAACCGACGCATAGAAGCCTTCTTTTCCTCGAAGGTCTTGGCGCTCCAACGGCTTTTGGCGTCTTCAAGATAAGAGACTCCCCAATCCAACGGCGTCAGCACGGGAGCGCAATCCACCAGGGATGGGTCCAGAAGTTCCTTCCGTCTGTCCATCTCCCATTGTCTTGCTGCCATCCACTCTTCGCCCTTGGCTGGTCCTTGGCCGAACAACTTGGTTTCCACTACCTTGCCGGCTATCTTTACGATGCCGCGCCAACGGTTCCCGCGTTCTTTGCACAGACTCGGCATATACCTTGCTCCGTATGATGTTTTCAAAGAACCTCAGGCATCCCGGCGCTACTTCCTGACCACCGTAGAAGTCGGCGTACTTTTTGACCGTCCGGGGGTCAACGCCGAAGAGCTTCCCCACCTGTTGGGCGGTCAGCGGTTCGCCAAGCTCGGATTGCAGTTCTTCAAAACTCATACGTCAGTGTAGTGTTTGCGGCCCACCCGTAGGCAGGCCGCTGGGTGTCTATGCTCTGCACCTACGCCTTGGGCGTAACAATGAACTCTTTCGGGGTATGGGTCACGTCGAAGCCGGCCTCTTCCCATGACCTCTTTCTGGTCATCTCGCCCCACTTCACGCGAAAACCCGGCTCATCGTCTCGGGCCAGCGCCAAGCCGGCGAGGCGGGCCATTTTATTGAGCGACCGGGCCACGGCGCTACGACGGTAGAATTCAACGTCCACCACCATGCCGTCGTGGGTGACAAAGAGCCTCACGGGCTTGAGGATGCACGGATCAATCTCGGAGAAGTCCAGGTAGACCTTGTACCGCCCCCCCCTGGCCAGGAACACGGCGGCCTGCCAGACGGCCTTGATGCGGCGCAGACGGGCCAGGAAGCGGGGTTCCGGGATAAAGCGCACGTTGCTTTCCTCGGTGTCCTTGATTACGAAATTCTCAGCCATGATCGCACCTCCGATGCGGTTGTGGTTAGGCCCTGGTCTGGTGTTAGAGGCACCGACCGGGGCCGAATTTTTTAACCTTCGATGGCTTCAACAATGCAGCGGGGGTAACGCTTTAGCCTTCGCAACACGCCGTCATTCTTCAATCTGTACATAGCCAGGATTCCGTGAATGTTCCTCAAAACTACGTAGTAGTTCCCGCTGTACTGATAAAGTTCCGGTTCCGTGGGCTGGTCAAGGGTTTCGCCGTCTTTCGCTCCGCGCCAATAGGCGCTCATGGCACGGGAACCCAGGCGTTCAGATGTGGCGCTATCGGCCCCACCAAGGTACTGGCAATCACTGGACATTTTTTAAGCTCCTCTGGATAAGGTTAAAACCGACACCAGGAACATAGATTCTCAATCTATGCTTGTCAATATAAGGAGCGTGTTGAATTCAGAAAAAGATAGCCACAATTTGGCCTACGCCTGGGGTTGATCGCTTTGGCCTTGGCCCTGGTCAACCGACTGCTTTTTCAGCCCGTCGCCGTCCTGGTGGGGATTCCATCCCTCTTCGTCCCGGACTTCGTTGGGCGTCAGGATGCCGCAGGAAACGGCAATCTCGTGGCTCTTCCACCGCGTTTCAGGATCGCCGCGCAGGAGCCCGGAAAGGTCGAACTCGATTTCATGGGTCCGCTGGGCGGCCTCGGAAAAGACTTTCCTGGCGAACTCGCATTCGAGCTTCCGAATCCACGGCCCAAGGGTGTGCTGGGCAAACCACCTGCCGGCGGTCTCGCTGTTCGTGAAGCTCGAATTGTCCCAGATGCCGACCAGGGGCGGGGGAACCTGGAAAATGCGGGCGATCTCCTCGGCCGCAAAGCGCCGGCTGTCCAAAAGCTCCGCGTCCTCGGGCGAGACCGAAAGGGGCTTGGCCTCCAGGCCGTTGTCAAGGATCATGACCTTACCGGCCTTGGAAGGCCCGGCGTAGCGCCCCTCGAACTGTTCACGAAGGCGCGCGAATACGTCATCGGACAGCTTGGCGTCTGTCCGCACGGACATGGAAGGCGTGGCCTGGTTTTCGCAAACCGCGTTGGCGAACTCCTGAACCACCAGCGCATTCTGGACGGCTCCGAAGGCCCGGGCCAGCCTCGGGCGGCCGATCAAGCCGTCATCGCTGGCGTCCTTGAGGTGTACCACTTCATAGTCCAAAAGCCGGCGCTGGCGTCCCGTTCCGCCGTAGATCGTGTTGATCTCGGTCACGTCATAGGCCAGCCGGCCCGAGGGCAAGAGCTGGACGGACACGCACCACCAGGGGATGGGGCGAAGCTCCACAAGCCGCCCGCCCGCATCCGTCACGATCTCCACCAGGGCGTTGCCCCACAGAAGCGCCTGGCGCATGGTCCAGCCCATGAAGTCCGGCCAGGCCTGCCACTGGTTCGGCCCCCGGCGAATAAGCCGCATGAGGGGGTGCCCGTCGTCGATGGCCCGGCCCTGATTTTGCCGGCGGTAGACATAGACCGGAAGGGAGGCCAAGCCGTCCCCGATCCTGTCCACGCACGCCGTGGCCACGGCCAGGGTTTCGGCCATGCGGGGGTTGACCAGGGTGCCGGTAGGGGCAGAAAGGCCGTTGACGCCGCGCAGGGCGGCCCAAGACGGCTCTTCGGCCCTCGTCTCGACCTTACGGCCGAAAATCGAGCGGAAGGGCTTTAAGAGGCTCATAAGCAGGTCTCCATAAATTTCCTGGCCAGGGAAAGGCGGGGCAAGGAAGCATTTGCCATCGCTCTTGCCCTGGCCGTAATCGTGGTGCCCTCGTAGGCCGGCCAAGAGCTGACCACGGAAATTTCGTGCAGGTTGACGGCCACCAGCTCCCGCCGGTTGCCTTGCCACCGCTGCCCCTCATCGGGGACAGTGAAGCCGAAGGACATGCCCCCAAGGTCGCCGCGTTCGGCCAGGGCCAGCACATCCCGGCCGGCGGTCGTCTCGGGAATATCCAGCTCGAAATGGAGCCCCCGGGTATCTTCGGCAAGTCGCAGGGTGCCGCTTTGGGTGCGCCCCAGGACTTTGGCCGGGTCATGGTCCACCAGGGCCAAAACGTCGCCCCCAAGGCTCTCCCGGAAAGCCCCCGGACGGATGATCTCGGTGAAGTCGGCAATGCGCGCTTCAAGTCCGAAGGTGGCTGCGTAGCCTTCCAGCTTGCGCCCCTTGGCCCGAAGTTCGACGGAAAATCTTTTTTCGATGTCCATGGTTCCCTCGCTGCTCATCAGGCCCAACCCGCGACGGCTGGACGACGCCCCCTGTCCCCGTTCGGGGGGCGTTTCGCATGGGTCTAGCTGGTGGCAATGTCCTTGATCGCGGCGAAGCTCTCGGGGTGCCGCACGGCGAGGTCCAGGGTCATCATGGCCCGGACGGAGACGTTGCCCTTGGCATAAGCCGTGGACTCGTAGGGGTTCACGAGAATATCCAGCTCGGACCAAAAGCCAAGGATGAGGTCCGAGAAGTTGCCGAAGATGAGGGCGGACAGGCCGGTGCCGGTGCCCTTGGTCAGGTTCGACGGGACAAGGTTGGTCACGGCGGCAGGGTAGCCGGCCAGGGCTGCGGGCTCCGACCAAATAAAGCCGCCCGAGGCGTCCCCAGATACCTTGAGGGTCTTGCGGCCGGAATTGCGGACCAGGGCGTTGGTCAGGAAGGCAAGCGCCCCTTCGTCGGCGTTCTCGACTTCCACAGCCGCCATGAGGTCGTTGATCTTGTCCCAGGTGATGGCCGCGCCGTTGTCGCCCATGGCCACGGAGCCGATGCCCGAGGTGTCCAGGATGCCGGAAGGCTCATTGGTCCCGCCGCCTACGATGGCCACCTTGTCCACGGCTTCGGCCAGGACTTGGGACAGGTCGTCGCGCACCAGGGCTTCCACGTCCGGGCTGGTCTGCATGAGCATGTTGCGGGACATTTCGACGATGCCCCCGGCGTGCTTCGGGCTCATGCTGATCTTGTCGAACTTCGGATCGCTGGCGGTCAGGGCCGCGTTTTCGGCAACCCACCCCGTGGCGGCGCTGTCCTTGAGGTTCGGGATTTCCAGGTTGCCGACCAACCCGGAAATGACCCGCGCCCCCATGCGGCGGATGACCAGCTTGTTACGAAGCCGGTCAATGTACAGGTCGCCCCGATGGTCCATGCTGACCAGATTGGAGCCCGCGCCGTCCGCCGGAAGAGCGGTTGTCAGGACGCGCTTTTCAAAGACCTGCATGGGGACCATGACGCCCTGGGCCTTCCGGCCGCTGCGGCGTTCCAGCTCGGCGGAAAGCTCCCGCTCTCGGCCGGCGTCCACGTTCATGCCCGAGGCGGCGGCGATGGCCTTGACCAGGGAGAAGTTGCGAAGCTCTCCGTCAAGGTTAGCGTCTCCGGTTCCGGTGACAGGCCGGCCGGCGGCGCGGCGTTCGGCCTCATCCAGGAAAGTCTGGCGCTCGATCTTGGTTTCGATCCCGGCCAACTCGGTTTTCAGATCCCCGAAGCGGCGTTCCTGGGCTTCGGACAGGTCGCCGGTCTGCCCCTCGGGCTTCTCGGTGATCCCGCGCATGGTGGCGATGATGCCGGCGCGGCTCTCCATCATTTCACGAATGTTCACTGTAGTGGCTCCTATTTTTCGCCCGCAGGCGGTTGTTTACAATGCGACGGTCATGCACCTTTCCGATGGATAAGTGATTCCGGCGCGACCCGAGGTGCATTTGCTCGTCTTGGATGCCGCCGCCCACCCGCAGGATAGGGCCGGAATGTTGCTGGCTCTCAAAGAGCTATTTAGAACCGCCCTTTTCGCGGTCTTCGTCAAGCATCTCGAACTTCTTGTCAGAGCGGCGTTGCAATAAAGCTTGTTTAAGCACTTTATCAGCCTCAACAGGGTCATTTGGCACGTACATTGCGAAGCTGTCGCGCTCAGAAATGATACATTGCTTCAAGTACGCCGGGTTGTGTTCAAGTTCAGCAACCCTCACCAGGGCCTTAATTACATCCCCCAGCGGAACGCCGTGTTCCACCGAAAGGTGCTTAAGCTTCTTCAAAACATCCGGTTCTATCCAGATGGAGGTGTTTTTCTTGGTTCCCATTTCATGCCTCTTGTGTGATATGTGGTACGTTGCGTGTTCAAAAAAAACCGGGCCTGTCCCCGGGGGTATGCGTATTGAATATACCTCGTGTGGTACGTGGTCAAGCGGTTTTCATAAAATATTTTAGCCTTCTATTTTGATGAGTTAGAGCCACCCAGCGAACTTAAATTCGACGGGCTCGGGCTTGGGCTCCCTGGCCCACAGGCCCACGGCCATAGTCAGGGCCACCATGCCGTCGATTCTTTCCCGGCTTTTGTCCTTGTCGAGCTTTCGAGCCCCCGCCGGGTCAAGGCTGATTTTCACGTTGGAGCAACACCACGTCAGCACGGGGTGCTGGTCCTGGCGAAGGCGGCGGTCCAGGATCGCGCTTTCGAGGGCGTCAACGGCTGGTCCCATGTCTCGATAGCCTTGACCCCATGGCTTCAGGGGAAGTTCTATGCCCTCATCCCCCAGGATTTTCTGGAAGTCCTCGAAGCGCCAACGGTCGTAAGCAAGCCCCTGCAAGTCAAAAGAGCCGGCAAGCTCGGCTATGTCCCGGGCCACAGCCCACTTGTCGATGGCCCGCCCTGGCGTGGTCCGCAAAAAGCCTTGCTTTTCCCACAGCGGATAGGGAACGCGGTCGTTGTCCTCCCGCTCGTGAAGGCGGTCCTTGGGGACCCAAAAGACCGGCAGCACGGCCCCCTTGTCCTCGGGAAAGAAGAGCACAAACGCCGTCAAGTCTGTGGTGCTGGACAGGTCCAAGCCGCCCCAACAGGGCCGCCCGCGAAGCTCCTCAATGTCCACGGCTCCGGCGCAGCCGTCCCACTCGGCTTTCGGGATAAACCGTTGTTCGCAATCCACCTTCTGATTCAAGTACAGGTTGCGGAAAGTTGCCTCCCGGGCGGGGATGCGTCTCGCCTGTGCCGCCGTGGTTCGCATCTCCTCCAAGGACCGAAAGTCACCCAAAGCCGGGTTGCAGGCGTACCATGTGGCTTCGTCCCAGGGGTCCGCGTCCATGGGGGCGGCGTAGATCGTGGCGTGAAAGGTCGGATCGTCCACCACGCCGTCCAGTACTTGCTGGCCATAGTCCACCAGCTCGGACATGATGTGGTGCGGATCGCTGTTTTGCGTGGAAATGACCACGGCCAGGGGTTCAGCCCGGGCCGCCGTCGAGGTGGTCAGCACGTCGTAAAGTTCCCTGTTCGGGGCCTGGGCAAGCTCGTCATAGACGATGAAGGACGCGGAAAAGCCGTGCTTCGTCTTGGCGTCCGAGGAAAGAGCCTGATAGACCGACCCGGTTTCCATGTCCTCGATGACCTTGGCAAACCGCTGGATGTTGACCCTCTCGGCAAACTCCGGGACGGCTGCAATGATCGCTTCCAGCTCCCGGAAGACGATCGCGGCTTGGTTCTTGTCGGCGGCGGCGCTGTAGACTTGGCCGCGAGGCTCCGCTTCCGGTCCCACCAGATGGGCCAGGGCTAGGCCGGCCACCAAAGCCGTCTTGCCGTTCTTTCTGGGCACGGTGATAAGCGCCGTTCGCACGGGCCTCTTGCCGGTCTCGTCTGTCCGGTATATGGCTTCCACAATGTCCCGTTGCCAGGGGCGCAGGGTCATTTTCTGGCCCGCAAGCGACCCGGACGTGACGGGTAGGGCCTCAATAAACGCTATAACCCGTTCAGCCCTGGACAGGCCGCGCTTCTCCCACGGTGGCCGCTTTGTACGCTTTGGGGCCGCCTCTTCCTCGGCCGCTTTTTTCCGGGATCGTGCTCCCGGTCCTCGAAGTCCCATCGTGTTACCCTATCTTTTCTCCGTGCTACCGGAGAGACAAACTAACTCTACGAAGCTATGCCCCATCGGTTCGTCAAAAAATTGACACCAGAGATTTTCCGACGTGGCACGAACGTGCTCCGAAGTGGCACGTCATGTGCGCCACCAGTGCCCAGGGGCAAGCGGAAGCCCGCGCTCGTCGCATCCCTTGGGGTGCCACGGCCGCCCCGTCTTGTCCGCTGCCGTCTTGCTTGAATGGCACTCGTGGCAGGTCGACGCGAGGTTCTCCCACTCCCACGGATCGCCCCCGTTTCGGATCGCCACCTTGTGGTCAACCTCGGTCGCCGGCTTCGGATGGGAAGGCGGGCAATATTCGCACAAGGGCGTCTCCCGCAGCTTGGCCACCCGAAGCCGTTTCCACCTCGCCGTGGTGTATGGCCACCCTGGCATGGCTAGTCGCGCTCCCGGCGCTTGCGGTCCCTGGCCCGTCCAAGCCGCTCAAGCTCCCGAATAGCGGCGGCCTCCACCTCGGTTTCGGACACTTCGGACACTTCGGACACTTTTTTCGTATGAAGCTCATACGTGTATGCGCGCGCGCATGTGTGAGGATTAACCGAAAAATCCGTCCGATCCGTCCGAAGTGTCCGTAAATTCGTTCCCATGGCGCTAATCCTCCTGATCCTGCCAGTGCTTTGGATTGTCATGACGAACACTTACGCCAAGGATGACACGTTGGGTCTTCCCGTCCACGTACTGCCGGTCAGGCGCAAAACCCCGCTTGGTCATCGTCGCGGTGAATGTTTTCGATCCGCCGGCCTTCTCGCCGTTGGTTTCTGCAAAGGCTTCCCAGGATTCAAATAACGCCACTCTAGTGTCATACTCGCGCTTTCCAATAATGCAGCACTCGGAAAGCCACTGGCCGAAAATGTCTTGATCCTCGAAGTACGCCTTCGTAGCGGCCTGTACAGATTCAGGGCGAACTAGTCCATTCACCAACCAATCCAAGCAACCTTCGATCATCCACCGAAGGATGGCCGGATATTCATCACGCAACTTCGATTCAAGATCATGGTCTGGATTGGATGGGGTATGAATGAATGGAATGATGTTGAATCGACGCCTTGCAGCATCGTCAACATTGTTCAAGATGGGTTGGTGGTTGCCGATGATTATCAGCTTGAATTGAGGCTTGAAGGTAAAGAAGTCCTGACGCATGAAGCGGGCCGTGATCTTATCACCGCCGGTCAACTGCTTGATGCGGGATTCAGCCCACGCCCGGCCCTCTTCTGTCTCGGAGGCACAGACCATGCGCGCACCTTGGAGCATGGCCAAGTCCGTGGGGTGTCGGTCGTTCTTACTGGCCGTGAATGTGTCCATGGCCGACGTGGTAGCATAGTCGCCAAGGATGTTGGTAAGCGTGTTGAGGAAGACGGACTTGCCGTTTCCGCCGGGACCATACACGAAAAACAGGGCGTGCTCTCGAATGTCGCCGGTCAGTGCATAGCCGGCAATCTGCTGCATGAAGCGTTGCAACCCCTGGTCGCCCTCGGTCGCCTCATCCAGGAACCTACGCCAAAGCGGACAGTCGGATGTTTCAGCCGGGGCAACGGTAGTGGACTTGGTGATATAGTCCTCTTGCATGGCGGGCAGAAGTGTGCCGCTATGCAGGTCCACCGTGCCAGCCGGGGTGCCCAGGGCGAAGGTGTCCGCGTCCCAGATTTCCGAGGTGACGGCGAAAGCGCGGTCAGCACGGCAGAAGGCTTCAACCCCCCTGGCCGTGGCGGCTTTCTCCAGGGTCTTCGATTCCTTGTTGCTCGACGGGATTTCCCGACACATCCCCCGGCACCAGTCGAAGGCAAGGTGCGTCTTCTCTTTTTCCCACCGTGCCCCGTTCCACTGGAACCATGAACCCGTCGTGTGGCAGTACCGCAGGGAATCCCTGTGCCGGGCCGCGAAGGCCAGGGCTATGCCGTCCTCCGTGGCGTTGAACTGGTCCAAGATCGGGTCCGGGCCTTTGGGACTCTTGGCCCCGTCGCGCAAACCGCGTTCGATGGTGCTGGTGGACTTCGGAAGGTCCAGGCCGGGCCATCCCTGGATCGCGTCCAGTAAGGCCGCCTTCACGTTCTCGTGATCCAGATGCCCCCGCCCGATGAGACGGCCAAGAGCAAAGGCGGTCTTCGTCAGGGTGTCATTTTGCGTTCCAGGCTCCGCAGCCTTCAACTTTTTGACTTCATCCTTGAGGGCCGCCAAGCCGTAGCGGGTGCCGGTCGCCTTCGGGGCTTCGGCCTCTTGCTGCTTTTTCTCTGCCTCGATCCCCTCCCAATCCGGCAGGTCGGCCCAGGTCTTGCCCTGGCCAAAGTGAAGTTCATACTGCCTGCCGTTGGGGTGAATGCTGGGAGCGATGACGACATACCCGCCGTCCCCGCGCACATCCACTTCCGGGGTAATGCGGACAGCGTTTTTAACCTGGACGCCGTTCTGGCGGAAGAAGACGTGAAAACCTGAATCCTTGCCGGTTGTCTGGACCACCAGAAGGTCGTCCTTGAGGTGCTTTTCAGCCCAGGCCGCCCCGGTTGGACCGTCAATATCCACGGCGACGACACCGGAGACATGACCCGTGACAAGTCCAAGATTCATATCCGGCCAGTGCTCCGACCAAGACAAGATTTCCTCGGGCGTGGCCCGGCGCTCCTGATACTCTTTCCAGGAATCCAGAAGGGGGCGCTTGTCTCGGGGGCGCAGGGGGATGACGCTATGCCCAAGCCGTTCGTGTTCGAGGGCCGCTTCGAGAATGGCGTTCATCTGTCACCCCCTTGCAGCTTGACGGAGGCCGGCAGAATTGGCATGGAATAGCCACGCCAAATGATTTCACAGTCGAAAGCCGTCCGGGAGTGTACCTTGGGCGGCTTTCGCATTTTGTGTGCCTGCCCGTGTACACCCTCCGATGCCTCGACATGCTTTTCCCGCTCCCCCATGCAGCGGTAACTAGCTGAAATATAACGATGGCCAGGGGTAGGGGTGCCCCTTTCACGCCGGTAACAGGGGTTCAAATCCCCTTGGGGACGCCAAGAAATTCAGCGGGTTACCTGTCCAGGGTAACCCGCTTTTTCGTTGGTCCACACGAAGTCCACATTTACGACTTCAATAGTCTGGTATTTCCTCTCACTCTTGGGAAGCTTTCTGGATGCTGACGACTTTATTGGGACCGCGCTGTCCCATTACGGCTTCCATGGCTTCCTGGGTCTGCTTGAGACCAAGGGTCTGGAGGTAGCGGGTCGTGGTCTGGGGGCTTTTATGACGAAGGACAGCTTGGGCCACCGCCACGGGTTGTCCCTCACGGTAAAGAAGACTCGCCGTGAGGTGACGGATCGCGTGAAACCCGAACTCCCTGACCCCTGCTTTCTTGCACAGTCGCTCCATGAAGTGCTGCCGGTTGGTGAACGGCTGCCCCAGGTATTCCTTGCAGAAGGCATGCTCCTCCACATTTACGAACACGTACTCGGAGACAATGGGGCGGTGCTCCCACCACGCCATGAGGACCTTCTTGAGCCGTTGCACCATGGGGACCGGGTCAGGCTCCAGATCACCTCCCGCGCGTTTTCTCGTCCAAAGGGTGACGGTATTCCCTGCGAAATCGATATCCGCCCACTTGAGTCGGAAAACTTCTCCACGCCGTGCGGCGAGGAAAAGGAATACCAGCAGCATAACCCGGTCTTGTCCTGAAGCGACCTCGTAGACCTTCCAAAAGTCTTCCTCAGGTGGGACATACCGGGGCTGTCGCGTCTCCGGGAACCGGTCGATGACCTGAAATGGACACTGGCGGTCAGGAAAGTTCGCCAGATACCTCTTGCCCCAATTCCAGGCGGTGACGAGGACCTTTCGCTCTTTGTTCGCCGCGTACCCCGAACGCTTCCTATACTGCTCTGTAAGGAACTTTAGTCCTTCGGGGACGGTGATGTCCTCAAGGAACGTGGACTTGCCAAATCGGCTGACAAAGCGCTTCAAGACCCCATGCTTCTCAGCGTAGGTTTTTTTGGACTGTCGTTCCTTGACGAAGTCGAGGTAGGAGTTTGCCAGGTCAATCACCGTCGGCGGCGAGTCCGTGTCGATCGGGGTCGGTTTCTTCAGCTTGCGCCGTTGTCTTTCCTCCCATTTTTCCGCAGCTCGTTTGCTCTTCTCGGTCCCGTCGGGAAAGAGTTTTTCCTTCCGTTTTCCGTTGACGGTGACGACCGCTCGCCACCGAGGCGGACTGAATTTCGTAATCAGTGCTGGCATGGATTGCCTCCCGAACTTTGTTTTCAAAGAACCTGAGTTTCCCAGGGACCACCTCAACACCACCCCACCGGTCGCGGTACTTCCGTACCGTGTTCGTGCATACGCCAAGCATTTTAGCGAGTTGCTGTGGTGTCATGGTCCGCCCCAGCTCTTCTTCCAGCGCCATAAGCGTTTCCAGCGGCATCTACTCCTCCTTAACCCATCGAAAATATTTGTTTTTAAACAGACAAGCCGCGTGACTCTGTGCCAGTGGATTTTTTATGCAGTTGCACTGCAACAAGGAAGTATATCACTGTATAAAATTAGTACAAGATAAAATATAAATTTTATATGATCCAGTAATTCGTCTTTAATCTACTCAAACCAAATGGTTTTGATGGGCCTCGCTATGAGGCCCATCCTGTTTATATTGTGTGGTGAAGAATCTCAGTGACGCACTCATCTGTCAGACCCAGATAACATCGAGTGATACTGGGCGAGCTATGATTGAGTCTTCGGCTCAGTACCTCCCAACTGGTTCCGTACTTGGTCCGTTGGAACCAACAGAAGGTTTTTCGGAGCGAATGGGCCCCCAGATTCTGCTTTAGTCCAATCATCGCTCCCCATTCCTTCACGAGCCGGGTGACTCGGAATGTTGTCAGGGGGTAGTTCGCCCCCTTGCGACTGCGGAATAGAAAATGGTTTTCGTCGGGC